CGGTATCAAAGCCCTCTACCTTCACAAGTTCACCAGCAACGAAGGAGCCGAATCCGCTGCCGCTGTCGTCAATTGTGTTTCCGGTGGAATCGGCTGAAATCGTGGTTGCTGTTACGGGAGAAGCAGGAGTTGAGAAGGTGCTTCCAAATGCTGCCTCCAAAAGATCCTCATACGTATTGTAAGAGAGCTCAAAAGGAGTATCCCCGGCGCCTTGCTTGTTGCCGTGTCTGGAGTCTCGAATCCCTCTGTCTGAGTAAAGCTCAGCCGAGGCAATTTCGGTCTTCGTCATTCCAAGCGTGTTTCCAGTGTTTCGAAAATAGCTGAATGCGGGAGATGTCGGAGTCGTGCCAAAGGTAGACTCTGCGATGTAGTACGTTGCGTGGCGTGAACTGTTGGCCATTTTTTTTCCTTCTTTTTAGTGATTAAGCGCGGGAAATCCTAGCTTCCCAAGTGATTGATACCGTTTGTCGGTAATTCTGATCTACTCGCCCACCACTGGAAGGAGATACTGAAATTGAAACTACCGAGGTAGTGCCTGACGTAAACTTACGGCCAGCTTTGAAATATCGTCTGATTTCCTCGTATTTTGCAAGAGCGGATTGTCTGCCCGCCCCAAGAGGGTAATTGAGATCAACCTGAAATACTCCGTTCGCTACGTCGTCGCCCTGATCTCCAAGCCCTACGGGAGTCATCGGACCGGGTAGCATAAAGGTTACGATCCAGGGAGTACCATTAGGAGGATCGCTCTCGAAATTCTCGCTGAAAACGTAGTCGTTCCCAAGCCCTGCACCGTATTCAGTATCCAAGAAAGCACCATCAGCAAAGGCTGTGTTAATGGCTGTATCTACATCTAAGTAAGTCTGTGTCATTTATTTACCCTCGCTGCCTCTCTCGCGATCAGATTTGAGAATCTGGCGATGTTCTGGCGAACCATTCCACTCGGTGCCTGTTTTGAGTAAATGCCCCCTGCTCCTTGAACCGTCTTTGGCCCGACTCCCGGATACTCCCCAAACTCAAGAGCTGAGATGTAGGGCAAATTGTTCGAGAAATAGATAGTGTCTTCCATCTCGGAAGGTCTCAGCTTTTCCGCTGATCTCCTTAGCGGTGCCTGTCCCTTTGGAGCGTTGGCCTGATTATCTAAGCTTACGTTATTAATTCCGGTATTCCACGCTCCCCTAGCTCTGCCCTCAGCAACGGGAGTGCTCTTAATGACCGCCCCGAAGAGCTTCAGCAAAACGCCATCGCGAACCCGCTTAGGATTCGCGTTGCTTCCGGCCTTACCGATAACCCAAGTATTGACCTGACTTGAAAAGCTCATGCTTTGATGATTCCCATCTTGTAGATCACTACTGTTCCCGCTGGAGAGATCGGTGTAACGCCTGGCACGATTTCCCAGGTCTCATTCTCGAAATTAAGCTTATTACCCGGCACAACATCGGCAGGAGCGTTTTTGCCCTCCATGATCACGTAACGCATTGAGCCGCGAACAACGCCGCTCTCTTTGTACATCTCATCAAGAAACTTCGAATTAGAAAGAATCGCCGCTCTGACCGTGGAAACTTGATTCTGCTGGCCTGTTACTGATCCCGTCGCATTGTCCCGCGTTCCGGCTGTCGTCTGGATCAATTGAACATCTCGGCCGAACTTATTCAAAAGCCCTAGAGCTGTATTCTGAGCTTTTCTGTAGCTGAATACTGCCATTAGATTCGAATCAAAGATCCAGTGCCTCCAAAGGTCTTGAAAAGTGGGTCAAGCAAGGCGTTCACCTTCGCAAAGATCGGCTGAAGATTCACTACGCCGTTATCTGAGTATTGGACTTCCAGAACATCGACCTTCTCTTTAACAATCGCTTGGCCGTCGTTCACGTTGTAGATGTCCACCGTCGAAGAGTCGAAGGTAAGCTGCGCCTGAGCGTCTTTAAGCTGCTGGGGGATCTCTGTTGAGGTGATCGAGTATGAATAGACCTCTACCCAAGAGCGAGGCCACACAAGCGCCTGAGCGTCACTATTCTTCGTCCCCTGGTATCGTTCAGCTTGAGCCTCCAGCCAATCTTTAGCCTGGATGATGCGGCCCGTCTTGGCGTCGTCTGATCCGGCATCCGTCAAACCTCGTTCGTCAAGGTAGGTGTTATACTCGGCAAGCGTGATGTACGTGTTAGAATTCGTCTTTCCGGTGCCGTCTTCTTCGATTAAAGTTGCTGCCATTTCGCCCAAAAAGCCGTCTCCTTTGAGGGAGACGGCAGATTATGAATAATAACGAAGAAATTCGTTCTAGCCCTTGATCGTGTTGACCAAATACTCGTTCCAAACCTTCACTCCGGCGAACGCTTGAACTCGCAAGAGCTGCATTCCTTCACCTGGGTAGATCGAGTAAGCGTAAGTGATCCCGGCGACATCATCGGTGATGGTATCGTGGAGGATCGCTTTGTCTTGGCCCAAATCTGGAGCGCGTGAGGCGAGTTCTGCCGCTTCCGCATTGAATGCGATGTTCGGCGTGTAAGTTGCCTGAATCGTGATTGCGTTGTTGTCAGCGATTGCGACCAAAACGCCAGGACCGCCAATTGTGATCGTGCCCGATGTCGCAAGGAGTGCCGTGCTTGTTACGACATACTCGTTCACCGTGTCGGCAGCAAACTTGATCACGTCGCCAGGCTGGATTCCGGTTGTGTTAACCGTACCGCCATCTACAGCAATCGAGGTATCACCAACTGACAATGCACCGTTCACGAGGTAGCCTGTTCCTGCTCCCTTTGTGTGTGATACGATTCCGGCAGACTCACGAAGAGCAAAACCGTTTACGTCGATGAGAACACCACTGCGGAAGAGATCCTGATCGGCTGGCTGGCGTCCTGATTGGATACCGAGCAACTTACGAACATTTGCACCTGCTGCGGTATTCATTACAACTGAGTTCATTCCGTCGTAACGATTGCCACCATTATCAACGAGGATCTTCATGGAGTCCTCAAGTAGATCAGTGTTGGATGCGAAGGGAGTCGTTCCGGCTGTACCAATAGCACGAGAAGAGCCTTGAGCCAGCTTTAGAGCTACATCGGCTTCGAGCTGATTACGCATACCGCGCAAGCCCTTCATGATGCGGCGTTGTAGCTGAGTCATTCCACCCAAGCCGACATTATCAGCATGGCGCATTTGCTCAGGAAGGATCGATGCTTCGAACTTAAGATAAGTGTCGAGCGCGAAAGTGTCCTTCGTGTCTGAATCATCAGGACCATCAGAAGAGCTCATCTTTGGAGTGTAGGAGCTGGATTTTGTGATGGTCACATCTCCAGTGACAACGCTCTCGACCGAAGATCCAAAGGATGCAGTCGTTACGTTCGATTTGTTACGCTCAATTGCGTTAAGGAAACCAACCGGCTCTTGCTGGATACGCTCCATAGAGCTGTACATGGTTTCGATGAGGGTGTCTGTGCTAGTGTTAGCCATTTTTTATGCGGTGTTTTAAGTTAAGTTGATGCCCTCTTTGATGAGGGATTTTCTCTCAGATTCCGGTTTTGCCAGAAAGTCAGAGCGCTTCATTGTTGTGCCGGTAGCACCGCCACCTTTACCATTTGAGCCATCAGCACCGCCGCCGCTCCCTTTGCTTCCAACAATAATGCTGGAAAAAGATTTGTCGTTGTAGAATTCATTTCGCAAATCGTCAAGACTCAAAGCACTTGGCTTACCATCTTGCGACAAGACTCTGGTTGATGCCCCATTCTCTCCTATCTCGCTTTTAAGGCGTTTTTGGATGTGGGGGAGGATAACAGCCGCGTTTTCGCCTGCGAGGTTTGCAGCGAGCTTGTGGGCTTCCTGGTTAACCGTGAGGTCAGAAATCATTCCGTCACGCCTTTTTATTTCGGCCTGAAGCGATTCCTGAAGCTTCTCCCTCTGTTCGATGTGACTCTTTTCGATTGCCTCCCAATCGCCCGACTTCTTAGCGGCGTCGAGTTCAAGCTGTCGCTTCTGCTCTGCGATGGCGTCTCTTTCAGCCTTTCGCTCATCCTCCAAAGACTTCAAGCGCTCGGTGAGGCTTTCGAGTTCTGCGGATTTCTCCTGCTTTGAGTCTTTTTCTCTTTGCTTCGCTCTCAAGAGAGCATCTGGCGTTTGAAAGTTGTACTTTCCGGACTCTTCATCCTTCGCGTACATGCCTTGATAAGGTTCATCGATCCCGTCTAGGGAATCCGTTACTAACGGTAGGTTTTCCATATTTCAGTATTTATTGAAAGTTCTGTTGATTTGTCAAAACTAGACTTCTACTCCGGCCCTCTCGAATACCTCCGGCGCCTTGGCTTGCATCTCGTCGAGCGTGAGAGGTTCAAAGTTGCGGTTGAGATTCAGCTTTGCGAATTCGTCAGCGCTCAAGCCTCCATTGCGAAGGAGATTGCCCCTCGTCTTCCCTATTGCTGAATCCTGGAATCCCTTTGGCTGCTTCTTGAGCCATGAGTAATAAGTCTCATTCGCATCGACTGGACCGTCTACGCTCGCCCTCGTCGCTCCCTCATCTAGGAAATCAAGGGATTCGTCGAGAACTGGAACTGTCGTTGATCTACAATTGTGTGTCACGAATCCATCGCAAATAAAAGTCTCATCGCCATCAACGGACAAGTTGTAGACTTTTCCATTGTAACTCTCCTCTACAGTCGTTTTGATAGTCACGGTACTAAACATGACACTAAAAACATTAAATCTATGAAGAAGAACATCAGCGATGAGACGATAAAGGAACTTATTAAAATTGAGCATTATCAGAATGGTAAAAGCTTAAGACGGATTGAGCGTGAAAACTCCCTTTCAAATGATACCATAAGAAAGAGGTGTATTAAAATGGGTATTGAAACAAAAAGCAGAATCAAATCCATAAACGATAATATGAAGTATGTCGATGTTCCAAGTGGAGATAACCACTGGATATCAAAAAGGCCAGAAGACGGCAAGAAACTAGCATTGATACACTCTAAGAGAATGAAGAGCAACAATCCTTCGAACGATTCTGAAATATTGATACGCATAGCGAAATCTAAAGCTAAGACATATTCACAAAACCCAACGCCACATGAACTTATGTTTAAGGAATTTCTGAAATCTGAAAAAATTCCGTTTGATTTTCAATACCGTGTTGATCGCTTTATATCTGATTTCAGAATATCCAACTGCCTTATCGAGCTTGATGGAAGAGGCCATGGCTCCAGGAAGCCTACTGACATCGTAAGAGATAAGTTTCTCTGTGGTCTTGGTTGGAATGTTGTGAGAATTGATCAGGATAACATGTTCAATAAAAGGAGCAAAAAACCTGTTTTTAATGCAAAAAAACTTATGCAGGTTCTTGAAGAGTACATCTCCTGGATTGATGTCTCCCGCTCGCTTCCAGCCACCCTTAGCACTAAGCATAGGGTGATCGTCCGTCAAAGATATACTTCTTCCGAAGCCATCCACTAACTTCAGTACTTTCTCATCTGGATGCCTATCTCTGCTCATGACAGCAGTTACGGGCATCCATCTTCCCATGTGCGTAAGCACCAAGTCCCCGACCATGATATTCTCTATGGGAATCTTGCCCCGATTAGAGGTGATTAATCCCCCTTGTGCTATAGCGTTGTAATGAATTGGCGGAACAGGACCCTGCCCTACAATATACCTATTATTACTGAGCGAGCGACACTGACTGGACGTTCTGCCATCGAGCGTCGAAACCCATTCGTATTTTTCAATTATGTCAGAATTGGCGTTCCATGTCTGCTCTCTTGATCTCTGAGAAACGTGCTGCGTTGCGGTTCTGACCTGCGCTTCAATCCGTCTCTTTGCTTGCTGAGTGTAACCGTCGCTGTAGTTGGCGACTCTAGTTCCCCTGATTCGGCTTACCATCTGAGGGATCGTGAGCCCGTCTGAGTAACCGATTTGCACGACGTTAACCAATTGGCTTTGCTCGTTCGCGGTCATCGTTGACCAAAACTTTTTCATAAAATTCCCCGTTGCTCTGATCGGCTGATTATTCGCGAACGACATCGCCGCTCCACTCGCAGGGGTCGCAACGGTTGCACCCTTCGTTACCGATTCAATCGCCTTCACCTCAAAGCCTGCCTGCTGCTCTGATAGCTTTGCGAGATCGACGTTGAGAGCTTCGACCTGATCGCCGATAGACTTGCCCGCAATAGCCCTGAGGTTAACCGTGAGCGCGTTGAGTTGCTTCTTGGTTAGTTGGTTCATGCGCTCAATATCAAGCGACATGACGGCGATTCCAGCGTCCCTTCCGAGCTTAACGATAACCTTTGTAAACTCATTAACCCGCCCGTTTTTGTAGCCCTCAAGAAATACTTGATTCCTAATCTCTATATCTTGGAGCTGTTCGTTTTGAGCCATTTAATTAAAAACCTTTTCCCAATTACTGAGAACCCATCCCAGGACTAAAACCGCCATGCCGTAGTAAACGCCCATTTTCCACTGCTTCCGGTCGAGCTCTTCCAGCTTTTTTTTTTGATCAACCTGATCCCTCTTAAGGTCTTTCATTTGGTCAATGACGCCTGGCTGATCGTATTCAGGGTTTCCAGTGATAACGGTTTTGATGCTGTGCAATTCAACCGCCAATTTCTCCGTGTTCCTCGCTTGCTCATCCTGAGTGTCTTTGATTTCTTTCACTAGTTCAAAAAGCGTTCCGAATCTTTTATCATTCTTTTTGTCGCCTTCGCCTACTAGGTAAAGAATTGCTGAGAGAGCATCCGCGTTGTCGTGGTCGCTGTCTCTTATATTTGCCAGCGTTTTCTCGTACTGGCCTTTTACGGTCTTTGGTAAGTCACTCATGGTAAACACTCAATCAAAATTTATGCTTCATTGGTCTTCCTGCAAGATAGAACCACGCCACATTTGACGCAAACGAATACATGAATGGGAAAAGGGCGACGTGCCTTGCTGTCGATAAGGGGATCTCTGGAATCACGTACTCAGTGAGTTTCGCTTTATCGAAAGAGAACCATGCGAAGAAACCTTGATCCTTTGGCACGAAGAAGTGAATGCAGACATCGGAGAGCATCGGCAGAACAAGCGGAGAAACCACGATGAAGACGCAAGTCACGGCGAACATCCGGTAAATCCAAGGACCGCCGAGATTGCTCAACTCTGAAGCGGATTGCCTGATCAATTGCCACCTCGTAAGCTCCAGCGCATCTTTCTCCTTTTGTGCCTGCTGGGAACGTGCGAGGGCTGAAGTCACCATGCCGAGCAACCGCATACCGACCTGAGCGCCTGCGCCTGCGCCTCCTAATGCTGCGACTGTTCCAATGGTTCCTAAATCCATATCAAAAGCCTAAGGCACCTCTACGTGGTCTGGTATGGTTGATTTGATTGTGCTCATAATTCGGAGAGGTCCATTTTAAAAAGGGAACGCCGCCGACAGGTAATCTTGCAGGTCGGATCTCTGTTGAGCGGTTAGGTCTGCCTCGCAAACAATAAGAGAGCCCATTATTCCGTTAAAATATTCGACCGCACCTCCTCCGCTATTTAACCCGCTCCCAATATAGGTCGCGTTATCGACTAGGTTGGGGGTTGTTGTGTTGGTTGAGCCTGAGGACTGGGCCACGTTATCGAACCACATTTCTCCCTCGTCGTACTGGTCGCCAGACTCCCGCTGTCCCGACACGATTAAATCACCAGTTCCTAAGCTTGTAAAAACCTGAGATCCATTATTATAGCGATAGGACCCGTCAGTTGCGACGGCTATGTTTTTACCCGCATTGGTGCCTGAGGATTCGCCCACATGGATGAATCTATCATTATCATCGTTGACATCACACTTAAGAACAGCAGCAAAGAAAAAATCAGGGTTTCCGGTAAGTCCTAGTGCATCCGATCGCTCCATTTTATTTGATCCGGAAAAATCAAGTCCGTTGACTCCGCCAATCGTTCGGGTGCCCGTCGTTGGTCTACTCGACCCGCTCGCCGTCACGTGGTTTCCATTTCCGCTCTTGTCATCCCACTGACTAACTAACCCGCTCGATTCAGTTATTGTCGATGCGTCTGAAGCATCCAGCCAGAGCAGGAGATTCGGCAGATCCAGCGGGGTGAACGCCCCGCCCGTAAATCTATAAGGATTAACATAAATCGTGCTCATATACTCTTCGTGTACATTGAGGATTGGCGGGATTACTCTTTCTCCCATCCTAGCGAGAGGTCGGGTTCGTTGCCGTCTGCGAGATCCTGGATTTTAGACCTTACCAATGCATCATTTTTCCAGAGCTTTACGCCTAGGGCTTTGCACCGATTCGCAATTACCTGCTCTTTTGCGTTAAGAGTCTGACCGTCGATATTCCTGAAGATCACCGCAAGCCCAAGCATTATAAGCTTTTCTCGTTGGTCGTAAGGAACAAGGCTTTCGTGAGCATTTCGCTCCTCGGCTTCGACTGCTGCGTTAATGTCCTCAAGCGGTCGCTTCTCGGTGTTATAGGTCTTGGTTAGCGTGTTTGCTTCTGCGTCAACTTCCTCGGTTCCTATTAGCTTGTGAGTTCTCGAATCGTAGTCAGGTTTTGCCCCTTCCGATTGCAAGAGATAAACGTAATTTGGATCTGCTCCGGGTTGCGGTGATCCGTCAAGAGTCGGCCATTGCTTGTTTCGGCCAACGATTTCTCCGGTGTCCACTCTTAGGACTGCCCATACTGTGTTCTCTACGTCTACTGGATATGTAATTGCCATGATTAAGTTCTGGTTCCTATTAGATAAATTTTAGCCCCCTTTGGAGCGGTTGTTGATACTGCGTCGATGTCGATTGTGATAATCGCTTTATCGGCTAAAGCGGTATCTGTGAGTGTTGCTGTTCCGTCGTCGATTGTGGCAGTGGTGAGGATGTCGAGCTTGTTCGTCGTCATGATCGACGTTCCGCCATCGTTGATATCGAATATCGTCGTTCCCGTCGTCCCTGCTGTTGTGACTGAGGCCCTGACTTCCGAGAGAGTCATTGCGTAAGGCATACGAAAAGTCGTCTTTGCCGTGCCTGTGGTTAGGTCCGTCGTCTCGTCGCTGATTGCGATCATCAGGACTTCACCTCCAAGCTTCCTGACCTCGCCAACTGTCATTTTCTTGGACCTGGCAATACCCGATTCGCCGATGTCCCAAATGTAAATAAGATCGGTATCAACCGCGTTTGCCGCCGTGAGAGCTGTAAGTCCTTCTACGTTTCCATCTGCCATTTAATTAATCACCGAGCGTTAAGAAGCTCGTTCCGTCTCCAAGTGAAAGTTTGCTGCTGCCATCGCCGAGAAGCAGGAATGAGCTGGTTGGCGTTGTAACGCTTAATGTTCCGTCTATGCCACCTTGCCCATTTAGTGAGCCCGAAAGGATCTTTGATAGAGAGAGCGTTCCGTCGAGGCCCCCAACTCCATCGAGCGAGCCCGTTAGTAATTTTGTGAGAGCAATCGTTCCGCTCACCCCGCCAGAACCGTCTATAGATCCGGCTAACAGCTTCGTTAATGCGAGGTTGCCATTGATCCCACCAACTCCGTCTAGAGAACCCGATATTATCTTCGTTATATTCAGTGTTCCCGATGTTCCGCCGACTCCATCTAATGAGCCGCCGAGACCGTCGATATTTACAGACAGCGCCCCTTGTAATCCACCGACGCCATCGAGAGAACCAGCCAATCCTTTGACTATTGTGAGTTGTCCGGTCAATCCACCGACGCCATCCAATGAACCAGCAATGTGCTTTTCTATGGCTAATACACCAATCAAGCCGCCTTGCCCATCGAGCGAGCCCCTGAATCGTACTCCCTCCTGAAGAACCTTCACGCAAAGCAGAATAGCAGAAGACCCCGGCACCGTTAAGGTAGCCGATGCCGTTGGAACTGATAAAACTGCTGAAACGCATGACATTTAAGGTTAAGAGAGCGTGCCAAATAGTGTTCCTGCGTCGAATTGAACAGTGTTTCCGCTTTCCGGTGATTGGGTCGAATCTAGAGCAGACCATGCGAGCATGTTTCCGCTTGTAGATGCGTCGAAAAGAGCGAACCATCCAACGGTTCCCCAGCTTCCTGAAGGAGTGGCGAATGTGATGGCATTAGCGTTGCTCTTGCTGCCACCTGATGCGGCTGGCCATTCAGTCGCGTTGTTCGTCACGCTCTTTCTTGAGTAGTTGTTTCCTGAAACTTCAGTACCTCCGCCTGCGTCGTTAGGTGCTGCCGTGAATAAGGCCACGTAAACCGTAGCTGGCGCTGTGAATGCTGCCCCTCCTAGCCAATGGTCGAGGAGTTCGTTTTCTAAATAATCGCTATAGTCTGCCATTTGTCTTTTTGGTTAATTTATGGAAATGTTGTTTTGGTTGGGCTGTTGAGTTTGATCTGGAAAGCCTTTGGCTCCTGGGTTCCGTATGTCGTATCGATGATCCAGAGTTCGCCGTAAAATGTCTTGTCTGCCGAGAATCCAACGCCTGCTCCTGCCTGTGTGTCTACATCGTAACCGACGACAAGAGGAGCTGTCGTAATCGTAAGACTGGCGTTTGTGACATCAACCAAAGCCGCTGAATCGAGATCCGTTTTATTGGCTTTGATTAAAAGCTGAAAAGTGATCCCGCTTGCTGTGGTCGGAGTGTATCCCGCGTAAGTGATCGCCGAAAAGCTCAAAGGAATCGTTGCCCCGTATGCGTAAGGAACCTGGTCCACGTATCCGTCAACCGAGTCTGTATCTTTTACTTGATCGAGTGCCATTATTCGTCCCCTCCTGCGTTAAACGTTTCTGGTTCTGGCATCCCTGGCGGGTTCTGCTCAAGGTTCTCTTTCCAATCTTCCAGATCCGTGATTCCAAGATTCATCTTTGTGATCTTAGACCGTGCTTCCTCGTCGTCGATCAATCCGCTCTGCCAAGTGGAAACAAGCGCAAGTAAGAGTTGCGGATCGAGCCTGCTGATTTCGTAATCAGTGTTAAGTTCGTATTTGATCTCTTCGCTATCCTCGACAGCGTTTGAGTCCGAGTACATCCAAGACCAAAGCAGGCATTGCTTGTAAGCCTGGGAGACGTTCCTTGAAACGTTTGAGAGTACCGAGGTTTCGCTTGCTCGCTCTCCGCCTGCCTGAGTCGCTGTCTTAGCAACGCTCGAATCCTGGACGATCCTGGCGCCAATCGCGACCATTTGCTTTTCCTTATGCTCCATCCCTGCGAATGGGATCGTGTTTGGATCGGCCTGGACTAGATTTGCAGATCCGCCTTCAGGCAAAAGAACCGCCGCTCTTGATCCGAACTGAACGCCGTTCTTAAAATTCTTATCAACCCATCCTTGCGTGAGTCCAGCGATTGCAAGCGTCGGTTGACCTACCAAAAACGATGATTCCTCATTGTCGGCAGAATTGCGATAATGCCCGATGTTGATAACTGCCAGGTCGTAGGTTGGCGACATGTCAACATCTGGATCGTTGTTCTGACTGCCTGGAAAGATGAATGGGATCTCTTCCCAAAACTGACCATTGCCCTTGACTGGGTAGACCTCAGAGCCCGGCACGATTACGAAATCCTCTGTGCTTACGGTCTTGTCGTCCGACTTTACCCAAATCTCGCGCTTGTAAATGCCCTCCTCCATCTTGAGGACCCGCCATTGCTTTTGCGGTTTTGTGGTAAATTCGTCCTCTGGATCGACAACCTGGATTTCTTCCTCGATCACTACCAACGTAAGCTTGTTTGCAAAACCGACCTTGGCGACTCTCCAATTGATTATGCAGCGCGGATCGTAACAGACAATTGATGGGCGAACCTTACCGCTCTCCTGGTCTGCTCTGCTTACCTGGCCCTCTACCTGTGGGTAATCGACAAACAAAGCGCCTCTACCAAACTTAAGGACATTGCGAACGGTCTTCTTGCTCTGCTGGTTGAGTGTTACGCCTGTGTCGTCAACGTCCTCTTTCAGGACCTCAAGCGTACTGGGAAGCTCGACCTCTGGATCTTTCGAATACACCTCACCGACCAAACCTGAAATTGTTTTCTGCGTGTAATTCGCGAACATTGCCCGAGTAAGATAGGCTTCATATCGTGCCTGATTCTCTGGGCTTGTGTCGGTCGCGTTTGGCTTTGGCAGGTAGGTTTCGCCGCCTTGCGTAATGGCCTGCTGTCCCTTATCGCAGTCGTCAACGGTCTCCCATTTGGGAAGCTCGTTTGTGTATTCGGGTCTTTTGAAGTCTACTTTCTTAGCCATGTGGTAACGTCCGTTTTACGCGGAGGACGCCACCACTTTTGAAATCCTTTACGAATTAACGAGGATTTGGCAAGCCTAAGCTTTTACATTGCGAACGTAACCTTGAAGTCAACCGGGGTCGTCTGCTCGTTATGAGCGACGCACATCAGGCCAAAAGAATCAGCGTCATGGCTTGACCAGTCGTGATCGGGACCTAATCCGATGCCTCGCTGCTCGTCTTTCTTTTCGTGATACCAACCGAGCGAGCGCCTGCCTGCTTCTGTTGTGTCAGCGTGGAACCAAATTTGATCGAATAAATCTCTTGCCGCCTCGACTCTCATCTTAGCCGCTCCGGTGCCCTGGTTGGGGATTACTGCCGTGCTGAATCCGGCGTCTCCTAATGCACTCTCGAAGCTGACTGAGTGGATTCTGTCCTTCGTCTTGCCGTCATGTGGGAGAACACAAAGAGCCTCGCCGTAGCCTGAGCTTTTCAGCCAATCAATATGTGTGCTTAGCGGTTGCCCTTGAGCTGTGTAATGATCCAAGACGTTGACGCGCTTACCGACAAACTGAGCAATCCAGATCGAGGTCGCATCGGCCTTTGCTCCGGTGCCTCCGATGTCCCAAAAGGCTCGATAAGTCATAAGCGGATCAGCCTCAACCTTACCAATTCTGCCCTCTTCTTTGCACTTGAGCAGATCAGCAGACCAGTATGCACCCTCAACGTAGGTCCGAAAGCCTCCGCCCCAAATCCATTCGTAAGACTCTGGCCTCTTCTTCTTGTCTTCGAGTCGCTGCCTCTTGAGTCGAGCCGGAAACCAAGGATTGTCCCGCCAATTCATTTCGACGATCTTCGAGCCATCCGGCGGATCGACACGAAACCGCTTATGTGTTGCACTGTCCTCCAGCTCTGGATTCCACGTAACCCATATTTCAGAGCCCTCCTCGCGCACTGTCGGCATTATGATCTCCCACGCATACTCAGAGACGGTTTCGGCCTCATCTACCCACAGGAGGCGAATGCGGCTCTTTGATTTGATGGAGCCTAGATTGTGCCTGAGACCTGCGAAGACGAAATCAATATTGCGGTCGAGGGTCCTGATGTACTTGTCGCCTAGATCGTATCGCTTGAGCAATTCCGGGTCCTCCTGGATTGCTGCTTTGATCTCCGCAAAGGACGAATCTGCGAGTGAGTTTTGAAACTCACGACCGCAAACGATAACGCCAGCCATTCCAGCCTGAGCAAACTCAATGCCTTTCCAAGCTGCCATCGTCGCAAAGGTTCTGGTCTTCGAGCTTCCACGACCGCCATGCGCTCCTCTGATGTCGGCCTTGCCCTGAAAAATGGGGATGAGCTTAGGCGGTAGCTTGATTCTGACTTTGCTCATTCATCTTCCGGCGTAGGCAAATCAGGTGCGACCATCTCCAGGTGAGTGACTGGGATCGGACCGCCGTTCGGACCACTGAGCTCTAAATTGTCCTTTTGCTTGAGCGTGTTTTTGCCCAGCCAAATCGCCATAGAAGCGTTTCTTTCCGCTAACTTGAACTGGGACCTTCGCAGCGACATTTTACCTAGTTGCCTGCCATTATGGGAATACTCGGAATAAGTAATCCCGTGTTCCTCCTTGCATCGATCCGCTAAAGTATCGGCATGAATCCCTAGCACTCCAGCGATTTCCTCGCATGTGCATTGAATGAAAAGCATCTTGTCAACCTGCTTCCAGTTGATCGGTTTTTTCGGTCTGCCCATCGTAGCCATTATGCTTTAACCCCTTCCAATTCCTCTATCAGTTCAGCCTTGTTCCCAGTGAACTCCTCCCATCGCTGGATGATTACGTCGCAGTAGCTTGGCGCGAATTCCATCATAAAGCATCCTTTCCCTCTGATCTCGCAAGCTATGAGAGTTGAACCTGAGCCGCCAAACAAATCCAATACTGATTTGCATTCGTTCCCGTAATTATCAAAGCACCATTCAGCTAAGGCTATTGGCTTCTGTGTAGGGTGAACTCTTTTCTCTCCATGCTCTGACGCTTTACAGATTCCGCTCCACCGATGCTTAAATATCTGAACCTTTGTCTCCTGATTTGTCCATGCGAGTTCGGCATCAGCGAAAGTGCTCTCTCCTGTTTCCTTGTCCCAAACTATCCAGCAGTTTGAGTTTTCAAGCTCAGTGGCGTAGTAATTCCCACCCCAGATTATCTGCGTTTTTATTTCGAGACTCTTAATTATCTTAATGGCTTCAACGGCAGTTTCAATGCTATCGTCTCCGATTATATCGGCGTATTTATTAGCCTCGATGTGCCTACCTCCAGCCTTCTCTTTCTTGCCAGTTCCGAATGCTCCGCCGCCGCCTATCTGATTATTAGAAACGATTTTGATACCATATGGTGGATCAGTGAACACCATATCGGCCTTCTCCCCATCCATCAGCTTTGCAACCTGCTCCTTGCTCGTCGAGTCCCCGCACATCAGCCTGTGATTCCCCAGCTTCCAAATCTGCCCTAGCTTGGCTGTCGGTTCCTCCGGCATTTCCGGCACCGCGTCTTCATCAGTAAGCCCTTCGTTCTCCGGTGCGAACTCACTCATCATATCGGCCAGATCGCCCTCCAGGAAGCCCGTAAGATCCATATCAAAGTCTCCGTCGTCTAAGTCCTCAAGAAGATCCTTAAGCTCGCTCCTGTTGATCTCAGCGAGTTCAGAGAGGCGATTGTCGGCGATAAGGTCTGCCCATTCCTGAGCTTCTGTCTCGTAGTCTTGCCTGTCGATTGGCACGGTATCGACGCCAAGCTTGAGCGCTGCCTGGTATCGGCCATGCCCCTTGACGATGAATCCTGATCGATTTGAAACGACTATGGGAGATCGCCAACCCTGGTTCGCAATGATCTTCGCAAGTAGATCGATCTGTGATTCTGGATGCCCGTTGGGGTTCCTTGGATTCTCAACGAGAGAAGCGACTTCAGCGATGTCTGTGTGTGAGCAGTTAATTGGGACCTCAGCCATATTTTACACTTCTGCTCAACTGGTCTTACCAGTCAAGTCGTTGCCTCCGTTGCGTTTAAAAAAAGTATCGACATGCTGAGCTTGGCTATTACTAGCGAAGGCACTGAGCTGACTGATTTTGCCTTTGTTTGTTTTCGGAACTTCCGTCATGTTCTGCATCCTCTTGATCTGGCTGGTTTTGGCAAGATTAGATTAATCCTCTACGATTTCCGGCATGTGCTTGCATTTGTGGAAAGACATTTCGTGCAGTTTCGTCCATGAAAGAGCTTCGAAGAGTACGCCGTCCACGATAACGTCTATCTGGTTTGCCCGTTCAGCTTTGAAAATCTCGTACCGCATAAGCTTTCCAGACCGTACGCTGTAGCGTGTCCAAACCTCTAGGAACTCGCCCGATGGTGTCAGGCGAGGCCCAAGTTTTCGATTCATCCTTGCGTGAGCCTGGAGCTCCTGAGAGCGCTTACCGCCTCTTGAGGATCGTTCGCGGAGGCGATCCCTTTTCAGGTCCCTTCGACTGTAGGCAAATTTTACCATTCAACTTCTGGAAGTGCGGTTAACAAGGGGTTCTACGAAGATCGATTGACGTAGCTAAGGCAGTCTTTGGCCGATAACACCTCGCTTGGATCGACCCCCATTTGAAGGAGTCGGGAGTTTGCGAGGTCTATCGCTTTAGACATCATCAAATCTTCTTCCTCTGACTCCGCACCCCCGCAGTCTTGCCCATTCGCAACACACGATAGCATGTATATTTTCGCAGCTTTATCTATTTTTCTTTTAGTCATCGTTTTTTAAAAAGGTAGAACATTTCGATTCTTGGAACTCGCGCTGCTCGCCCCAGATCGATGGGTTGGCCCTATTTAAAAAGTAGACGCCTTTCGGTCAGGGTCACGTAAACTTGATCGCTGTCATTCTTCTCCCAGTCGGTTTTGACATACCACAAGCTACCGGATTCGTCTTTTACAAAAAAACCATTTGCCCACCCTGGACGGGTTTCAACTTCGCCTTCAAATGATTTCTCGACAGCCCGTTGGCGGTCATAGTGCGTCGGTGCATGGGTGCATCCGGCCAACAAAGCAGCCCATACAATGGCGAAAATCGCCGCGATTCGTGTTAGTTTTCGAGTATTGGTTTTCATATCAGTATTTCTGTTTGGTTTAGATTCTAGGTTTCGCCACGTATGGCTTTGAGGTTAGCCAATTACATGAACGCAACAGAGTCGATTTCGACCAATGAATCGGGATTCTTTTTTGCCGTTCTTGAGCGTTCTGTCGAGGCGGGTTAGTGGTCGTGAGGCGTATCCAACTATCCAGCGATTACCTCCGCTGATTACTGTCATCCCTTCTCGGATCACGTTTCCGTCTTTATCTGTGGTTTCTCTCATATCGAAAATCTAGGATAACAAATCGTACGCCCAACACGGGTAAGCGCTCCTTGGTTTAGTCAGCCCCATTCCCGTGTGGGGGTACTCGCGGTTCTACAGATATTTATTCGCTTCCTTCACCGCATCACGGTCTTGCTTTGTAGCCGATGGGAACACCATATCCGACCAGGGGCACATCCTGAAGTCCCAAGTCATCTGATAGTTTCTGACAGTAAAGTACCAGAGCTTGCCGCTCCAATATCGCTCGAAGTGAAACCACTTTGTGAAGCAGTTTTTCCCGACCTTTTTGCGGTCGTATTTGTGGAAACTCACTTCTGGAAACTTCCAACGGTTTGCTTTGAGTATATTCAGTTTCATATTTGGTTCAGTTGTTAAAAAAGGTAGAACATAGCGCTGCTCACAACGTCGGCAAGCCGCCGCGTGAAAGCTTGAGGTTAGCATGGGATACCAAAATGAAGTTCGTCTATTTCACTTTCTCGGATCGAAACAAACTTAGAATCTATTTTCAGCGATGCGGCGATTGCTTTTTCGTATGTTGAAAACGCACCCCAGTAGGTGTCACCTTCATAGTCTATATCCTCAAAAACTACCCAAATTTTGCTAACAGGCCGCTTCTGGCAACCAGCACCATCTCCAGTTGTTTCGGTATTCACATTTTCATTACTCATATCTTGATTTTGGTTAAGGTTAGTTTCTTGGGGAGCTGGCTCCAGAGCTCAGAGTTAGCGGAAGATAGATTGCCTCAGTGATTCCAAGCACCCCTCTCCCATTTCGTAAGTCTCTTTCGCAGTCTCATCGATCCACTGTTCCCCCATATGCGTGATCTGCCCGCTTTCATCCTTTCGGATTGCGATTCTTGTGTTCATTAGCCGCAGAGTCGCCATGTCGTCTAGGATCGGTTTAGACTGCCGCAAGTATTCTTCCTTGAGTCTATTAGTTTCGCTAACAGGGCGACGCACACAACGAGCTACATCGCTCGCCTTTCGGTCGCTGTTTTCGTGGTCTCGGGTCAGTAGGCCCATCTGCATTTCTGTTTCAGTCATCGCTCGTATATGGTCTTAGGGTTCTAAAGAGATTGAACTAGCTTCAATTCTGCCTCTTGGATCATTCGCCCAAACTGCTTCCCCTCCTCCGTTCCGAAGGTCTTATCGTCAACGAGCACCCTAAGCCCTTGGATCATTATCCATGTACGGCCCTCCTTTGCGCAGGTATGTCTCATTTCCCCAGTCGGTATCGTCATATTCCCGCGAGCATCGGACTTCAGAACCTCTTCTGATTCCCATTCTGATTCCAGTACGACGACGGTGCCGCATTCTAGCTTTATTTCGTATTCTCTCATAATTATAAATTGGTTAGAACATGCCACTGGATTCAAATCCAGCCGCTGCGCGTCTTACGCGAATCAGTTCTGGGTTAGCTATTTCTTTTTCCTCTTCCACCATCCGCACCAAAGCATCTGATTTTCAGATCGTTTGACGGTTTTGTTTTTCTTGCATCCGTTGGCGGTTTTGTACCTGCAATTTTCGCACGATTCGTTATTCATAATCTCAATATCTCCACTTGCTCACGGCTCTTTCAATGCCGTCTGTAATGTTCTTGGCTGCTTTGTCCTTCACGGCTTCCGCTAGCCTCTTCTCGGTGTCCTGGGAGAGCTTCACGCATCTTGGCTTGGCTTTCCGGTCCTCTGGTTTCTTAGTCGGCATTAAAGACACCCTTCAATTCGCGGTTTTCCGCTAAAAGTGAAACCATGCCCGTAATATCCATTATGGCAGTTCTCAAGCCTCACATACAAATCAGGCTCTCGGTAGCTTACTATCTTGAATATTGCAAAACTCCCGCCCTCTTCTTCATAGGAATCCTCATTTCCCTCAAAGAAATCTGTGTCGAAACTATAGTTTTCGAGGTGTATTTCCTGCGGCTCCTCATTGTCTCCCTTGTGAATGGCATCTGAGCCGTCCTTATTTGGCCCGATGCTCCAGGATGCATTTTCGCAACAGCACTGTCCAAGATCGTATCCAAGCAATACATTTGCATGATCGATGAAATTCACCTTACCGGGAAATGTTTCTGTGTAGCTAAATATTCTCATACTCATACCCATCACCATACCCCCTTCGCTCAGTCGGTCAAGGGTATATACGTTTTATTTCAAGAAAAGCGAAAATCGGTTGAAGATTCGCCTGAGTGAGTAGTTTCGAACGAATGAAACGAGGGTGTAAAAGACGCCAATCGTCAGGTTGTCTCTCAACGAAAGCTCCCATCCGAAAAGCGGAAATATCGTGAAATTCGCTGCCAGGTTCACGCTGTAGCCAATCAGGATGTTTGCGACGGATTCTAGGGCTGAGGTTTTGCGGGTCTGTCTCATCTTGGTTTTCTCATCCTGCATTTGCTGCAAGCCTGTGGCCATTCATTGGTTCCGTAGCTTGGGTGGTTCATTCCGTTGTCAGGAAGGTTTCGGAAGTCGTGCCCGCCGTCCTCCTCGCATTCCGCATGGAGCTCTGATTCGCGGATGGCCCATATCTCATAATGCTCCTTCAGTAATTCCGATTTCTCGAAATCCCTCCGACTCCTGAATTCTGCTCCCTTCTGAAACCAGTCGTTTTTGTATTTCACAATTCGATCTCCAGCAAATTAGCGATTTGGTAATCAGCCCCACACATGCACGGGGTTCCGTCGGCATATCGTGACAGTATTGATTTCTTGATCAGTGCCGTTAGTTCGTCGGCCCGCACGTATGGCCCGATGTCGTCTGCGTTTTCCTTGTCTCGGCTCCAGGTGGTTTCGAGTTCAGGGAATCCGTCGAGCTCGCCCATGCAGGGAGTTTGTAGATATATTTTGGATGGTAGGTTCTTCATAATCTTGGTTGGTTGTTAGTCGTTAGTGATTACAAGAAATCCACTATGTCGCGAAGATTTCGCGCATCTTCATTCATGGCCTCCAGGTTCTTTTTATCGGCTTCGAGTTTTTTTCGCTCGGACTCTGGCAGGTCCGGCAAAGCTAATTGATCCTCGATTTCCTCGATTCTTCGTTCTCTTATTTCTATCATTCCCATAATTTCGGTTCCGGTTAGGTTGGGTTATGTGATAAATTGGTTCATCGTTTTCTCATCCATTTTGAGAAACTTACCGCATTCCATGTCATGGCGAACCCATTTCGCGGCAAAGTCGAATTCCCCATTGCGTTCGACGCGATAGACTAATCCCTCTGGGGTCTCAGAGCATCCGTGAAATCCCCTTGGGTTAAGCAGGCCCATCATTGCATCAACTGACATAGCAGGCCCCTTGTGGATCAAATGCGTGTGCTCTATGCCGTTGATCCGGCAAATCCGGTGGAGCTCATCTGTCGGAAGTCGATCAGGACCCACCATTAAATCAAAGGCGATAAATGGCGTTTTAAGCTTATCATAGAAAAGACCGTGAGCCTGACCCATCCATTCTCCGCAAAGCCTCTGACCGTCTTCCAGTACCGCCAAAAAGAGCTTTTTGTTAAGCTCAACAAAATGGTGAAAGTCGTGATGCATCTGATGAGGTGAAGTCATGGCGGCCCATCCCTTCCGGCTTATCGCGTGTATCTCATTGCCAGTTCTGGCAATTCCTACATTTGACCCATCGACCTTTTCTGTAACGTAAACAACATCATGCTTATCTCTGGTCTTTTCTGTGAGGATTCGCGCCTGGCCTTCGCTTACGCAATGGTCTGCTGGTCCTAGCTTGCTGGTCGGCAAGTGCCCGATTGATCCGTAGTTTTTTCGTCCTATTGGTTTTTCAGTATTCATAATTTCATTTGGTTGGTTCTGTTATTCGTCGAAAGTCATTCGCTTATCCGGTATTCGCAATCCTTCACAGCCTGCAAAAGATCCAGGGGAGCGGAGTTCGATCCCCCCTTACCCATGAGAGAGTAAGGAGAGAAATCCATTCTAGCCATGCAATGAGTCACTGGTCTAGCGTATGTTTAGCAAACTAAGGCTGGTTCATCCCCAGAAATTACACCGTCAAGCGTTTGCATCGATCCCCCAGCGTTACGAGTCGCTGGCATATACCGCCTCCAGGAGATGGTTTTTCTCGGGAGGTAAGGCCGTGTGCTTTTGCCCTTATGGAGCCAGGAAGCTTGTGAGACGGCGATCAGAGTTCGCAAGTGAACGGAACCACTAAAAGAGAAAGGCCATCTCCGCGTCAAGCAGAAATGGCCTTCAAAGTCTTGCGAACCCTGTCTATTCAAAAACTAAAAACCTTTTGTACATTTATTGTCAATTCCTATGTGCATTTTTTGTACATCTTGAGTAAATCGCTCAAGTTACCGGGGATTAGGTTACGTTCACGAAAACGGTTTCGCGAACATCGCTAAGAATCGCTTGGTCAGAGGGTTTGAGCGTTGTTTCCTAGGCCATCTCGCTCGCTCATACTCCTCAATCTCGGAAGCTAGGCTCTGCAACCGCGTATCAATGGCTGAGGCTTCGTCCATAAGCTTTGAAATCTCTTCGAGTGCCTTTGTATGTTCTTCGTCTGTTTTGATGCTCATAGTCGTTTAAAGGAGTCCCCGACCAGGATCAACGCCGTCATGGAGACTAGCTAGCCCGGCAGGGGGGTAAAATTTGCAGCGATCTTACGTCACTTAATTTTCCATCCTCGCCTAAGCTTTGCGGATGACGCTTCAGTAATCGCCATGAGACGCCGTTTGCGGTAAAGAACAAAAGCCCTTGGTCCCGTCCTTATTTGTTATTCAGGACGCATCCCCTACGATGAGAGGAGTTGACGATACAAGGGCTAGAAACGAGCAATAAGCATGATCAACGGTTTGTCAATCCTTCGAAATTGTCTCTCCCTGGCCCGCTCAAGTAATGCGATCCGTTTACTGCTACGACCAAGGAGAGTTTCTTGTTTCGATGTGCATCATAGTTTGATGATGCTTAATGCAGGTAATTTGCGTTAAGTCAATGTTATACTTATTTCGACAAATCCTCACTTTGCTATTGACCTGTGATCAATGGTAGGTAGGTTGGAGCTCTATTAACGAAAGGGGTTTCGTTAGAGAGTGAAAACATAGAGTAAAGTGCAAGGCGGCTGGGTTTCGGCTCAGTCGCCAACTTTAGAAGATTAACCCAAACGAAGAAGATTATGAATGGACAAACAAACGCATACATTGGCGGGCATCACTTTGAGGTGTTGTTCGACTACGAGCCAGAAATCAAAGGCTCATTCGGTCGCGATGGCGGCGAAGAGCCTAGAGACGAATACCTTGAGATAACGTCAATAAGCCTCGGTGAGATCAACGTCACCGCGCTTATATACGAAAACGCAACCGACCTCTACGATAAAATTTACTCGCAGGTCTCCAAGCGCATTAGAGAGGGGGATCTGTAATGGCTAAATTCGCAACGCTGAAGAGTTGGGTTCTAGGGAGTGAGTTAATTGCTCATAATCGACCATACGAATTTAAGGATGTGGAAAAGAACCCGTCTTTGATTTGGATAGATGGAATATGCTACGATAAAGAGCTTTTCGACATCACTGAAACCGACGAATGCCGCATACTCAAAGGAAGCGTTGAGACGGTCGAGGAATGCTTGGAACGTATAAGAGCTACGCCACTTGTGAAGATCGCCGAAGAGCTCGTACAGCTCAAAGCAGACTTCCACACGGCAGTCGGCGAGAGCGTCCAAACTCAACACAACCTAAACCAGCTCGTTTCTGAGATCAGCAAGAGCGTTAAAACTTACGGAATATGAACGAGGAGAAATGGTGCGAAATGGAAGACCGGATTAAAGACGAAAAAGCTCAGGGGGAAAACCAAAGTTACGGAGATTATAAAAGTTCCATACCTGATGATTACTCCCCAAGTGTTGGTGATCGCTTCGTAAGAGCTAAAGGAGTCCATAAGAGTGACACCATAAGCACGGAGCGAACAGAATTGAAAGTAACTAAAGTCAACCCTGTAGGGATACAGGCTGCGTATAAAAACGGAGGGTTCCTTAACTCGACACCAACTGAGTTCATCCGGTTGGCACGAATGTCGGTTGATTGCGGTACTTTATTTTATCCTTCAAAAAAACTTAATCTAAAACCAAACACACAATTATGAAACCAGGAAAACACGAAGAAGGCACGGAAGAGGTCAACATGAGCCGCGTTGTATTGACGCACGAATCAGCCGATTGGTTTTGGGATGCTGCATACAAGCACCCCGACGGCAAAGGCGCTGTAGTCGAGCAGTTGATACGTTTTGGAGCTGCGAACGGCTTCAAGGTCAATAACAAGGTCGATGTGCGCGAGATGCAGCACAAAGACGCGAATTTGAAAGGGGGTAAATAATGAGCTGGCAAGAAATCCTAATCCTCTTTGAGGCGTTCGTTGCCGTAACTGCTGTTGTGCTATGGAAGCATGAGCAAAAACGCGCTGACGATCAACAGGATCGAAAAAATATCGCATGGCAAATCATCGAGCGAAGAGACAAGACGATTGCGGCCCTCAAGGGTTGGAAAACGAGGATAGAAGAATCACAAAACTGAAAGAATCCTTGACCTGTGATCATTGCAGGATACAAAGGAAGAAGATTATGAATAAAACAAAAGAAACACTATTAGAAATAGAAACCGAAAGGCACCTTAATGCTAAAGCCTTAATTGAAAAAATTCGTGATGATTTGGATTTTTCTAGGTTAGACTCATCGGGTCATATTTGGCTTGAGTCGGATTTTGATTCCATCATGGAACAACTCCACATAATGAGAGGAACTTTTGGTAACTATAATTTGGAGTCATATGCGATGAATGGTACTAGACTTGCCGCTTATTATGAGTTCGAAGCAGTAACCGTTTACGCACTGTTTGAAAACGCTGAATACGCCTTGAGCAGGATCAGTGGGGATAAATGTTCTATTATCGAAAAAATAGAACCTGAACGAAGATTACTAACAGTTACATGCCCTCTTGTCCCCTAAACCCTCTCTTAGCTGCCAGGGAACAACCCCTGACAGCGTGAAGATTATGAATATCGAGCTAAGCTCGAAACTCCAATAAGTTTAACAACCACAATTAAGTCAACTGAAGATTATCATGAGTACACAGCTAACAATCAAACAGCAACTCCAAGGAGATGCATTCAAATCGGAAGTAGCGAAAGCCCTTCCTAAACATCTCACGCCAGAGAGATTCATTCGGGTTGCGGTTACGGCGTTGAATCGAACCCCAAAGCTCCTCAAATGCACTCAGCCGAGTTTATTCAAGTGTCTGCTCGATTGCTCAAGCCTAGGAATCGAACCCGATGGACGACGCGCTTACCTAATCCCTTACGGTACGGAATGCACGTTGATCATTTCCTACATGGGCTTAATCGAGCTTTGTAAGCGTAACGGTGATGTAAGCAACGTGTTTGCCGCTGTAGTCCATGAGAAGGACTTCTTCGAGTACGACTTGGGTACTGACCGCCAAATCACGCACAAGCCTGTTCTAAAGGATCGTGGAGACATCCTGGGGGCTTACGCGGTTGTCTCCTTCAAGGATGGCGAGAAGGATTTTGAGTTCATGGATATTGGCGAGATTAACGCCATTCGTGATCGCTCAAAGTCTGGGCAAAATGGTCCCTGGAAGACCGATTGGGCTGAGATGGCTAAGAAGACCACGATTCGACGCCTACTGAAGCGTCAGATCCTTTCGCCTGAAGTACGCGATCAGATCGACAAAGAGGATTCACAAGAGACTCAAAGCCATCAGCAACGAGCCTCAAATGCTAAGCCTGCCGATAGGAATCCTTTTGAGGATATTCCCGACGATGAGGAAGATGAACGTCCAGGGATGGAAAACACAATCGAAGTTGAAACGGAGGAGGTAGAATAATGTTAGTTTACAACATGGAGCAAGGAACGGACGAGTGGCTGGAAGCTCGCAAAGGCGTATTCACCGCATCTCAAATGGGAATATGGGTGACGAAGGAGAAGCGAACGAAGACCGACGACAAAGCCGCATTTGCATCAATATGCAAAACCTTGGCTGAACTCTCAGGCTGTGAGATGGCTCCGGTATTTCCTAATTGGGCGATGAAGAGAGGGACAGAACTTGAGCCTTTGGCAAGAGCCGCATTTCAAGAGGAGTCCGGCCTTGATGTCGAAGAGGTTGGATTCTGCGTTCATGACAATGGAGGTTTTGGATGTTCACCTGATGGTTTCACCAATGATCGAAAAGGCTTGGTTGAGATCAAATGCCCACTACCTGAAACGCATGTGAAATACACGCTTAATCCTGAGTCGTTCGTTGATACATATAGAATTCAGATTCACATGCAAATGGCAGTGACTGGCGCCGACTATTGCGATTGTTATTCGTTTTGCCCGTTGCTTCCTTCAATGCTACTAAGGGTCGAGAGAGACGCATTTACAGAAGATTTGTTGCGCGGTCTCATTCGTCTTGCTGACGAGTTCAAAGAGTATAAAAAGGAGATGGCTGCGAAATGGGCAGAAATGAAGAAGAGAATAGAGGAGAAAGTTTAAGATTATGAATACAGAAACACAAGAAGCACCAAAAACAGAAACAGCATTGACGCTTAAGCACGCGATGCTCTCAACAGAGTTCAAGCCGACTGAGGCATCTCGGTTCCTTGATCTGATCGACGAGGAGGTAATAAAGGAAGTTTGCGACGTAACCACAAAGAAAGGACAAGCCCGTGAGAGATCGCTGTCGGCTGGCATAAGCTCTTTCAAGGTCCACATGAACAAGCTCGCCCTTGCGTCTATTGAGGAGCAAATGAAGACGGTCAAATCGACCAAAGCCTACCTTAAGGAGTTCAACGAGAACTGCGATGAGCGACGCGACAAGCGGAAGGCTGCAACGCTTGAGTTTGAAGCGAAGGAGCAGGCTCGGAAGGATGCGCATCGGAATTTAATCTCTGGACTAGAGCAGGAGGTTCACATGCTTGAGAGCTTATCCATCGAAGAGCTAGAATCCAGAATGTCCATCATCGAAAAGGTGGATTTCGATTCGCTCGAAGAGTTCAAGGAAGAAGGCGCCCGTGTTGCCGCAAAATCGATAAGCCTAATTGCCCACCGCATCAACGCAGTTAAGGAGCAGGCCAAACAAGCCGCTGAGCTTGAGCGCCTGAAGAAGGTTGAAGCCGAGGCCCTGGCCGCAAAAGAGAAGCTTGAGCGGGAAGAGGCAGACCGCAAAGCCGAGGCTGCGAGAGTTGAGGCGGAGAAGGCTTTGGCGATCAAAGTGAAGGAAGAGGCGGAAGCTGAAAGAAAACGCCAGGAAGAGGCTGAGGCGAAGCGTAAAGAGCAAGAGCTTAAGCGGATCGAGGAAGCCAAGGCGGAAGCGATCAAGGCGGAACGCGAACGCATTGAGAAGGAGCAGGCTGAGATTGAGGCTGAGAAACGATGGGAAGCGGATCAAGCTGAAGCCAAACGGGTTGCGGCAGCTCTGAAAGAAGCCGAGCGGAAAGCCGATGAGGATCACCGTAGGAAGGTGCGATACGAAGCGTCAGACGCACTTCAGAGCCAATTCGAAGGAATGACGCCCAATGAATCGAATGCTATCCTTGACGCGATTGAAAAGGGACAGATCCCGAATGTCACTCTGAACTTCTAGCCGTGATCCTTCGAACAATCAAAGGCGCTCCAGGTTCAAAGCTTGAGAGCGCTTTTACAGACAAGATCGAGAAGGGACTAGCTCTAGGGCTGGTCCTCAATCAAAGCCTCACCACGACGCACGTAATGGGTGATGAGCTTGTTTACTCTCTCGTCTTCCAGGACAAGAAGAAGCTATCGAGTCCCAGAGCTGACAAGAAGGTAAAGGAAAACACGGAAACAGAAAGAATTCTTATGCAGTGTTTCGGAACCAGATTCATCGACGAAAACCAAAGTCGCAAAATCAAGGAGTCGCAGATAACCGTTGAGGACGCCAAGCAGATTTTGCAACTCTACCAAAACACGAAGCACCTCGACAAAGAAGATCGGAACGCAATGGCAATGAAAACGACATTTGCAATCATGGTAAACAACCTGGGATCTATGCTCGAAGTTGCGACCGCATACAACGCGAAGCACAAGCCGAGAGCAGAGAAAAAGGAAGAGGCAAAGATTCCAGAGCCTCAAGCAGACTGGAGAGGGATCGCAAACGAGATTTACCCGATGAAGGGAATGGATTATTGGCAGGACGCAAACTGGCAATCGCTAGCCACATCAAACGGAGTGCAAAAGGAGATTATTGAAAACTTATGAAAATAACGATAACAGAAAAACGAGAAGTTGAAATCAAGGCTGTGCGAATAGAAGCACCCTTTCGTCACATTGGAGACGATGAAGACTCCGATGTTCCAAACGATTTCCCATTACTGAAGGGAAAAGTTTGGCATGCTACAATTGATCTGGATACTCACAAAATTCGCGACTGGCCATTGGGTCAAATGAGGAGTCTTTACACAAAGGTCTGCGATGCGGGCAGCTACTACCTGTTAGATGAAAACGAAAAGGTTGTCACCTCAATCAATCAGGATTATGTCCCCAATAATCTCATACCTGGAGAATGGGGAGATTACATTGAAATGATAATCGAAGGTGACGGGACCATTAGCAACTGGTCGGGGATTGCAGATTTTAGCGACTTCGAAGAAAGGGAAGAGGATTGAGTCTCCCTAAAGACGCCCCCCGCTGCCTCGACCTGGATTGCAGACAACGAGGAACCTGCGTAAGATTCATCGACCGCAAGAACGGAAAGAAACCACCGCTGATGACGCTGAATTCAAAACGTGAATACAGTTGCTTCTACTACATCAAAAACGAGAAAAATGAGATTTTGAAAGCATTATGAAGCCACCGCCTAAGAAGAAACGCAAAAAGAAGCACATGCGTCATAGCAATATGAATAACTCAAGAGCTGGTGATAGTAAAGCTGCTCAGATAACTAATATACTCCGCAAGGAACGGAAACCGAAGAATCCTTAAAACAAGCATTATGAAGACCGACCACACAAACGCCTACTCTGTCGAGTTGAAGCTAAAAGCAGGAAGCAAAAACCCGGCCCTCTGGCTGCGAGAGATTCAAAGCAAGCTCAAAGGCGAGCCGCTAAACCTTCAGAAATGGATGGCTCAAATCATCGTGAACCGATACCCAAGAGACGCCGCATACAATACCCCCCTTGATGAGTTCAGCGACCTTTTTGGAGGATGGCGGAACGAGTACACCGACGAGGATCAGGAGCGAGCATTTGCAAAACTCGGCTTGCCTTACGTGAAATCTGAGCATTACCGAAAGAAGAGCGAAAACAAGAAACTTGGCAGGAAGCCCGGCGCGAACAAACGAAGAGACACATTCGAAAGCCTACCCTACACCGTCGAGATGCACAGACGAGCAGAAGCCACAAGCGCCATTGCTTGGCATCAACAGCAAATGCAGGAGGCGGGAAAATGAAATGGTTTGAGAAAGTAATTATATTTTTGATTATCGTGTGTCTTCTAAATGTAGCCTACTGGGGGTTTTCTGGATGGATGAGAAATGAAAATATATACGAAGAACTCGCCAAAGGCTGCGCGGTCACTTGTGCTTGCGGCATGATTGGCGCTATGGTTATGATATTAATTCAAATATTTGAAAAATGAGAGCGCGTAAACCAAAAGAGGAATCGATTCAAATCGCAGTAAGCACATATTTGAAGATGGCTTACCCAAAGGTCATATTTACCGCTGAAAGCTCAGGGGTAAGACTCACAATGGGTCAGGCAATGAAAGCCAAGAAACAACGCTCTCAACGCGGCTTACCTGATCTCATGATCCTTGAGCCGAATGGCAAATACGCTGGCCTGATGATCGAGCTCAAGAGAGATGGGCAATCACCCTGGAAGAAAAAAGGAGGTTTGAAGGCTGGAGAACATCTAGAGGAGCAATTACATGCACTTCAGCAATTGACGATAAGGGGATACTACGCCAGATTTGCGGTTGGCTTTAACCAAGCGAAGGACATTATTGATTCATATATGAGGAACCAACTATGAACGCCGCACAGATACACACGATCCTCTCACACGTCGAAATGTGCCTGCTTGATGGCTCTCAGGGTGAGCTTTGCGAGGCGGTTGGGATCTTACAGCACTCAGGGATCGAAAGCCACTCAAAGGCATCTGACGCGATCACGACTGTAAACTGGCTCAAGGATGGAGCCGATGTTGAGGAAGACGAAGACAGGCTTGTTTCCATGCACTTGATCAACGAGGATTTTGAGCTTCCGTTTTTCACGTTCCGGTCAATGAAGATGTCACCCGTGCCTTTTCATGGATTTGTATTCATGATCGCAAGACACGGAGATTTTAAATGGTATCTCGAATGGAAACTAGGTACTGGAAAAGCGGATCAGCACTTCCTGGGAAACAGTGAAGAAGAGGCTGATTTCATTTGGACGATTGAGGGCGCGGAATGTATGAGACTTATTGTTGATGGGGAAATGTAGCCACAAGCAAGGCTTCCAACTCGTCGAAGTAGAGAACCGCCTCTCTCAGGATATGGAGAAGGCGGATAGCTCAACGGTGAATCTCACATTTAATATAATGGGGAGAGCTCGATGCTTAGGCTGTGGAGCCATACTCAGAGAGCCTTTCTCATGGCATATGAATGTCGAGTTCGGCCTAAAGGTTCATCCCCAGTTTCAAAGCGATGACTTCGACGACGGGGAAGATCCGGAAGATAGCTACGTTTAAACCTCAGTTATGCAAACATTCGAAATAAGAACATCGACATTCCCCGTGCTGTCGTTGTTCGCGACCCACGTATTAACGGTGTCGTTTAGAGATAAAGTCTCTATTGTTTGACAAGCTAATGAAGTGGCTGTTGCGTTTTCGGTTTGGGCTTCGCTATCGGCTATGGTTGTTCCGTTTACCGCTATACGTTGGGCGATTTGGTTAACACCTCCCGTTGTCTTTTCCATTGTTGAAAATGCGGTTATTTTAAAGGTTCTGTCGATTTCGCCTATATAAGTGATAACTCCAGCAGTTGAAATAGTGAAGGATTCAGAGAGCTTATCGACCCAATTTGACCCATTGACTGCCACAAACACGCCAGTTGACGCAATCGTTACCGTTGTGCTAACGATCAATGTCGCCTCTGCTGCATGAAAGCTTTGGCGAACCCCTGGACAATCTTGAAAATCCCATCTTATATCTTCCCTAGTAATCCCAGAGAGTGGCGTCGTGATCCCTGTGAAATTATTATCCGAGACAAACGCCATATCCCCTGAAACGACATTAGCACTAGCCGCCGCCCCCGAAATTCCGGTTCCTGTACCGTTGAAGGAAATCTTCTCGAATCGGATATTATCAAAAGTCGCTGTACCTAAATCGAACGTCTTAGAGGCTGCGTCGGCGTCGAATGAATTAAATGAACCCACCTCAAGGATTTCGATTCCTGTTCCTGTAAAACTAAAACCGTCATCATGCGCCAGGCTCGAAGAAAGACTAAGAATGAGATTCACCTGATCCAGATTCCCAAGCTTTGAACAAGATGTAATTGTTACTGATTCTACAAACAAAAACAAGAATGCCACCGTTGCGCTCATATCAAAAATCGTCCCGGTCGGAGCGTCTAAAGTTATATTCTTAACCGAAAAAGTTTTGTCAGCTCCGGTAAACATATTCCCAACTCCCGAGTATGATAGAGACGCTGAACCTGCCGATTCGCCAATTATAGCGCTGGATGATCCTACCGCGAAACGGTCGCTTGTTGATAGCGTATTCAAAACCTTATAGACGGTGTTTGCTTCAAGGGTGATTACGCCCGCTGCTGGAGCAGGGAAATCGGCCATCGAATTAACCGTCCTGACATTTGTTCCAATAATGGTTTCAAGAAGAACCTTATTCGATCCCTCCGCTGTGCTATCGACTGCAAAATATCTTGCTGTCGGGTCCGGGGATGCGTCTTCCGTTAATTCACTGATTCTTAACTCTGCCATAATTCTAAATTCTCCTTATACGAAAACGAGCTGATCCCCGCCGTCTGTTACGATTGATTGTTTGAATCCGTCTACCCAATTGTTACTGCCCATTACGCCGCTCTCAGTGATCCATGGCCCTTGAGCCGTGTTTACCCCTGCCACGCGAAAGTAAAGCAAGCCTGGAAGGATTGACGATGTGAGAGCTGGTCCCGTTGTTACGGCCTCGCTGCTCCAGTTTGTGTTGTCCGTCGAAACTTCGACGATGTAATACTGAGCTCCCAAAGCGATGTCCCAATTCAGTTGGACGATTGTTGGGTCGTCGATGTCTTGGCTGAGAGTCAATCCCGTCACCGTTGGAAGGTTCGGAATGCCTGCAGGAACGCTTGCCGCCGCAAGTGGTGGAGCTGTCCGGCTGTCGAAGGAGTACATTCGAGCATCGTAGTTTACCGCCGTGATGCTTGCCGTGTCGTCGTCTTTGCGATCTATCGCAGTCACAAGCAACTCTTTGTAAATCTTGTTCGTCTCGCCGATGTAGTAAACGGGAGGCTCGTTCAGGTCGTTAAAAACAAAGTCGGTCTCGTCAATGGTCGAAGCAGTGAGGACCTGGTAATCGTTGCCTGCTACTTTCGAACAAACGTAAGGCCCTTTGACCTCACCATATTTATCGCGAAACCCGATTGAGTTTATGGGGATGCCTGCCGTTGATTCGGTAAGCGTAACGGTGTTACCGCCTGAGATCGAAACGACTTGACCTGAGATTCCCCAGTCTGGCACGTCATGGCTGGCGACGATGTAATCCCCAAAGCTTGGAATATTGCCCTCAAGCCCGGTATCGAAGGTAACGATTTCGCGCTGGAGGATTTGCTGGTAACGAATGAAAAGCCCTTCTTGGTATGCCTTGTCTCGGTTCGTGATCCCTGGAAGCCTCAAAACTTGCATACGCAAGCCAGCATCGGAGCCAATCAAGCAATCGACTGTTTCCTGCTTTCGCGTGTCCTCATCCGCGTATTCGACCTGAATCCCGTCGTAGTCGTCTGGCTTCTGAAGTTGAATATCCCACCGAAAAGAACCAGAAACCATGTCGTCAGTTGAGAAGGCCATTACTGGAACGGTTCGGATCTGGTCCCGTACCGCGGAGAATTGAGTCAGGTTGATGACTGGCGCCGCTCGTCCGGCTCTTAGCGTCGTTTTCAGTGCCTCCCAAATCGTGGTCCTGGAATCAAATACCCAATCGAAATTTACGCTGTCGGTCGTGTAGCCGTTCGCGATGGTGAGCAATCCTGCAAGATCGAGTTTCGTATCTGCGAGATTCGCGCCGTAGACAGACCGCAAAATTTCGCAGTAAGCCCAAATAGGATTCCTCGTTGCCGTGTTCGCGCTCCAAACCGATCCGTTCCATATTGGCAGCATTCGCGTTGCTGTGACGTTGTATTGGCTGCGAGTGTTGGAGTTCAGGTTGTTCGTTGCCCTGGCCTTCATCGCCACAAGCGTAACGTCTCCGTAATCCTTGGTTGATGGCAGGATCGCTCGAAGCTGGAACCATTGAACGTCGTCGATCTTGTTCGTTTTCGTGGATGCGTTGTTCGTCCTCTTCGCTCGCACCTCATAACGCCCTGAAGAGACTGCAGTTGAAACGGTGAACCTTTGTATGGTCGTGGTTGCGAGCGTCTTGGTGAACGACACAACGGTGTAAGAGCCTATCGGAGCCCCGCCGTCGTCAATCTCTCGATATTCAAAATCTGCCGTAACTGTAACGCTGTCCAATCCGCCGCCGCTGTTTTGCTCGAATAGTCCACGCGGGAAAACAACATCCCACTCAAGAATCGTCGTCACGGTTCCCGCCGCGTTAGCCGTGAATGGTCCGACGTATCCGCCGCTTGGGTAATCCGGCTCATTTGGACCAAATAGCTCTACCGAAGATACCTCGCTCGATGTCTCCACGTTATCAGGAAAGAGCGTCACCGAATCGCCAGGAGCGTAAACCTCTGTTGTTATCTCTTCGAAGTTTGCAATTGCTGTATCGTCGATCTGCTCGACAAGAGATGCGTACTCTCCTTGGCCCAAGCAAAAGAGCTGGTAAAGAAACTGATCGTTGTTTTCAAACTTGCTGTAAGGTCTTGCTGCGTAGGAGGGGAAGAGGCGATTGCGACCAAATGGGCACTCAATCGGCTCGCCAACCTTCGTTTGATTCTGCTGGCCCTTGATGAAGTAAACCGGGTCTCCCTGATCTGGCGAATCAAAGCCTGGTATGTCAATCGAGAGAGAGTAAATCAGAGAGGCGATTGTGACAATGGCCTGCCAGTATGTGCCGATGAATGCGAATATCGAAACCGGATCGCCCGCAAGAATCCTGAAATTTACTACGTCCTCATTCTCAAGCTCATAGATTCCCCAATCCGACTGTTTGACTGGCTTGTTATTAACCAATGCTAAAACCGGGTACTCGTAAAAGTCGTCCTCGTGCTGCTTGCGACGTTCCACCCATTCGGCAATCGTTCGCCCTGCCGGGTATGTGTGCAGGTTGTATTCCCTGCTTGGGTCAAATGGGTTCTTGCTCTCAACGATTACAGGCATGGCGATAAAATTCTATTCGTTTGTATTGCTTTTTGATGTCGTTGAGCGATTCGGCTTTTGCAGGTATGCCGTTTCCAACGTGCAAGATCAAGCCTCCATCGTTTTCAAGGAAAAGCCCTACGTGGTGAATGATGCTCTTTTTGCCAAGCCCTACCACGTCGAAGGCTTCAGGCTCGTCCACACGGGTCCACATATCGCCCTCAATCTCATTTTCAGCCGTCTCTGATACTTTACGCAGATCCGAAGGCAAAACGAGGTAGAGAGGCAATGAGACGCCGAGGTAACGCTTGTAAAAGTCGTAAACCAAACCCCAGCAATCGAAGGAGTCAGGACCTCTCGCGCCTGGTTCCCATCTCTTGCCTAAATATTTCGTAACCCAATGCATGGTCTATCCTCCTAATCCTGGGAATCGGTCGCGCGTGTATCGCTCGTTTGGAAAGTCCTGGTTGAGAACGTCAACGAATCGAGCCCTCATGGTCGCAGTGAAAGCGGTTATGCTCGCTTCGACAATTGTAAGCTCAAGCGGTGCCGTCTGTGCAGGCGCCGTGAGATCGTTTCCGAGGTAATAACGCTGCTTGATCGTCGTTGGAACCTGGCTGTTTCTGATCTTGTTGATGAAGAGACCGATCCGCCGATCCGTATTATCGACCGTCAAACTGAGCTCCTGGCTTCCACTCTCGCCTTGCTTCGGTCGGGTCAGTTTAAACGAAACAGGCTCAAAGACATTCGTTGCCGCGTCCTCATCGGTAAGCGTCAATTCCTCCTTGTTGTTCACGAGGTAAAACGTGTCCGATGTTGCCGATGGGATGCCGTAAGCGTCCGGGTGATAAATCTCCACGGAGTCGATCACTGGAATGTTCTTAGTTGCAGAAGCAAAAGCCTCCCGCGTAGCATCCTTGTAATTGTCGTCAGGCATTTTTTAGGTCACGACGTTGCTTGTGCTGTATTGAACCCCCACATGAGAGATAACGAGCTTTTGGTCACTTAGAGGATAGCTCGCTATGAAGTGAGTAGGGAACCCCATAACTCCGCTCGATGGTCTCCAGTTGGTTCCGGTTACTGCCGCGCCGTTTATGGTTTTGGTCGTGAGTTCGTTAGATGCTGGAATCGAAGTCTTTGGAGAATTTGGGTCAAGATCGGTCGCGATGTTGAAAGTATCGAGATTGAAAGATCCTCGATTATTCCAGAAATCCAAATAAACGGATTCATCAGTCAGGTCAGAGTAAACGCTCAAAACCTTTGTGTCAGTTGGCCCGAATGTTGAGTTTGCACCGATTGCCCATAAAGCCGATGGATCTCTTGGGCTTTCGCCTGCTGAGCTTAGACTTGCTGCGGTTCCAAGTGTTCCATCAGCCTCGAAGAGATTCAGGTAAAAATCGTCACTTGAAAAATCAGTGTTCCTTGATGGTTCTGCGTAATCCCCATCTGAAAGCATAACGGCTGTTTTTGCACCTGATGGACTGAACCCATTTTTTTTCACCGCTCCAAATCCAAAGAAATCCTTATAGAGAACCCACTCATTTGCCGCTGTCGCATCTCCATCTGGATCTGAAATGTGATTTGCATCAAACTTGAATCCCCAATAGTGCGAAACGTCCCAAGTTAAAGTCGTTACTGTGTCGGCGTCGGCAATTGATTCGTACCATGCTCGAACGATGTAAATCGCCTTGTCTGTTCCCGATGGTGGCGTTGATAGAGGGATCGCGACCCTAGACCAGCCTGTTCCATCGTTCGCAAGCTCCCAATTTCCTGTCGCTCCGTTATAGCTGCTTGTGCTCATATTATGTTGCCCCCGTTGTTCCTGTTGCCGTGCTTAAATCGAGAAAAACACCCGATCCGTAAATGTATAAAATTGCCTCACCATCTGCCCCGGTTAGATCCAGGTTTCCCGCGAATCCAGGAACGTAACTCACCGCTGAACCCATTGCGAAAACCAGCTCCATGAATTTTGATTGAGTGCTTAGCGAATCCGTAAGGGTTAGAAATGCTGATATGCTGGCGATTACGTCCGGTGCCCAGACCTCCAGTTTTGCCGTTACCTCCCAATCGTTGCGACCTGAGAGATAAGAATAATTGAACTCACCGCCTACGAATTTCGCAGTGTTGGTTTTGAGCCCGTCGCCAAAAGCCAGATCAATGTCGAAGATTTCAGAACCATTTGAAAGATCGGTCGTGTACCATTCCCGAAAGTCCTCCATCTCCGAATCCGAATAAATGAATGAAACTGAAACCGTGTAAATCATGGTCTCACTTCGACGCCTGCGGTAATAGAGCGCATCATCTGAATCCGTTCGCACAGAATCGCTTGCAACTCCATAAGAGAAGCTTCCGATTTCCGCCTTGGGAAGTGTCGATGGGTATGTTTCGTCAGCCATTAGACAATCGTTTCAACCTCCAGCCTTGCCGATACGGTCCAATGAAAAGAGCCCCGCATCGATACCTTGTAATCACCCACGAAAGACGCCTGAACCCGCTGGCAACCCGTGCCGCCAAAAGGAAGATCAAGCAGGAAAGGAAGTTCTCCTGAACGAGTACCAAACTTGTAAAAACCATTGAACCAATTCAATTCAGCATCCGTAAGCTCCCACTGGACGCTTACTTGCCGAATCCTCTTCGACCACCGTAAGCGCTGCCGACTCCGGCCCGTGTCCATAACCGTCCGGCGTATCGGTGCCTCAGGCTTCACGCTGTACGCCTGAGAGGGCTCGGGGAAGAAACTAGGGATCAAGTAAAAGCTCATCGTCTCTCTCTCGCAAACGCCGTTTTAAACGCTCTGCTTGTCGGTCCGTCTCCTCTGCTCAAGTCCTGGTTGATGGTAGACACGGCGCCGCTTATCGCTCGCTGCGTTACCTGGATGATCAATTGCCCGTTGTCGTCTTGCTCTGCTGTTACGCTTGCCTCGCTGAAGGTGTTTTGAATGACGACATTCATGCCTGATCCGCCGCCGTTCGCCTGTTTGAACAGATTCGCCTGCTGCATACGGTTCAGGATCATCTCTCCGCTGTTGACGTTTGCTTGCTGCGTATCGCCTGAAAACGAAGAGCCGGGAACAATGCCTCCGCTTGCGTAATTGCCGACGCCTTTGATTCGTTGCACATTCGCAAGCGTCTCGGCGGTAGTGAATGCTACGGCTGGAATATTTGCAGGAAAAGGAGCTGATCCCCAAGCTTGCTGAACCGCCTTGACCCCCTGAATGGTAGCGTCTGCAATTGCCAAACCTCGGCTCAATTTGAAGAGATTCGAATTTCCGTCTTTTGCGATTGTGAAAAGATCGCTGTAAAAGTTCTGACGCTGAATAAGCTTCTCTTGCTGGATTCGCTCTTCAGCTTCCTTTAGCCTTTGAGCAGTTCTGATTTCGATTTCAGCGTCTTTCTGAATTTGTGAAACAAGCTTCGTTCTCTCGTCTTGGAGTTTGTTGAGCTGGTCAATCTCAGTCTGAGCGTTCGCGAATTTACCCGCAAAAAGTTTCTCTTCAATAGCTATTTCTTCCTCTGCTATCTGGATCATCCTTTCCCGCGCTGGAAGGTATTTACTCAAAATAGCCTGCTCCTGATCGGCTACGGCCTGAGCTCCGATGATTCGCTTTTCATTCAACGCATTCAGATCATTTTTTTCAGTATCAGCTAATTTCTTACGTTCAAGGGCTACGGCCAACTCTTTTAAAGATGTTACGATTCCCGCCTCTGTCGCTTTGCGGCCCTCATCCCTGATTCCAGTAATACTTCTCTCCTTAACCTCAATCACGCTGTAAAGTGCGTCCAGGTCTGCGACGGTCGGCAGTATGTCAGAATCAAAAAGCTTAGACTCAAGGGCTAATCTTCTCTGCGTTTCAGTGAGACCATTTAAAGCACTGGTAAGACCACCCAAAACTGATCCGATACCGTCACCAATTCCTCCATCAGCGATTGCTGTCGTGAACTGAAACCACGCATCAGAAAGTAATGAGAGCTGCCCGTTTATCGTGTCCATCTGAGCCGCCATCGAGCCCGCGAATTGCACATCTCCCAAATCCTGAAGAAAGGCTTCAATCTCTGCAGCGTTGTTTCCGATCTCGGTTGTGATCCCCTGGAATGTGAACTTTACCCGGTCCCCTTCTTGGCTCGCTCTGATACCAAATTCTTTAAGCCTCTCAAATTCCTTGGTTGTAGCATCTGCGACCGCCTGAATGAATTGATCAAGAGTCTTTCCCATCGCAGCCGCCGTGTTTCCATAGCTGAGCAATGCGTCCTCTGAGGGATCGAGCCCTAAGTTTTTGAGAGTAATGAACGCCTGCGTGATCTCCTCAAGCGTATTGGGCATTTCCTTGGCTGTGTTCTGAAGCTGAGCGAACGCAATATCTGCGCCCTCCGCTGAACCAACTGCCGTATTCAATTGAGCGTTTAATTTCTGGAACGTCCTCAGATTGTTAAAGGTAGACCAAAGAGCCGCCGTTGCTCCCGCCGCAAGACCAACCTTGCCCGCAAGTGCAGCGAATGAACCGCCAAGCTTACTCGTAGCCTTGTCTGCCTTCCTGGAGGTTGTGTTGAATCGCTTAAGGTCCTTGTCGGCCTTAACCACGCGATTGCTGTTAACCTTAATTGTAAGTTCTGCTACGTCTGGCATCAGTTCTTACCCGCCTTTCTGTGGTATCGGTTTTGCGCTGTTCTTAATTCTCGGTCTAACATTATCAATGCCCTGCTTTCGTATGGCTTCAAATCGCGTCCCGTAAGTTGCGCCCATGCCTGAATTTCTAAATATGTAAGTGTTTCGCTAGGAGAAATCTCAAAGAACCACTGAAGCAAATATTCCGCTTCTCTGGGTAATGGAATTTCTTTTGCAAGTAGTCCTGCTGGTTTGCCGATTTTCTCCGAAACAAATTCCAACTCTTTGCGCTCCGAAATCTCAGGATTGGATGTCGAAGGCATATCGAGTTGAAAGCGGATTTTAACATGCTCGTTTAATTCTAGGATTTTTTTTTAATAAACTGAGTGCGATCATAAATCACATCGTCGATTTCCTTCATCAACTGAGGCGCTTTATCGAGCAGTTTTACAACGTTCTCAAATGTGAATGCAACATCGTTGCCGTCGTTGTCCCGCATGTTCCAATCCAGCACACAAGACGCCTTAAGCTCCGTTACCTTGCCTAGGTGTATGCTTTGAGCTTCATCGTCCTCAAGCCCCTTGTAAGCGGTCATAGCATAGCGATCAAGCTTTGTCTTGGCCTGTGTGTAGACATCAGAATCGACGCCAGCAACGAGAAGCCAGAAATCCGACTTCTTGCCATCCGGCCAATAAAGCGGAACCTTAACGCCTTCGTTTGCTGCGTCCTTGGTGTAGAAATCCTCAAGCCCTAAGCTCTTAGATTTCGCTTTCTCTGCTGGTTTGGCTTCTGTTGCTGTTTCGCTCATAAATGGATTATGCGTCTAGTTTACCGATGAGGAGAGCTGACCCGGCAGTGCTATCGTAAAGAAGTCTTAGCTCTGAATCGATAGTCCCGTTCACTTCGCCGCCTACGTCCGGCTGACCGCTGTTAACCTTAACCTTTGGGGCAAAGATCGCAAACGTGTTACCAGCTGCGTCAACGAGGTTTTGAGTAACCGTGATTTCAGTCTCATCCAGAAACGCATTTAGCAAGGTGTCGTTATCGAAATAAGAGCTCATGCTTGCCGTCACTTCAGCCTGACCGATTCCCGGCTCTGCGGTTGTGTCGGAGCATACGTTGAATTTTGCCTCTAGCCCATTGTTCAAGTTGACCGTAAATGCCGTAACGATCCCTGTTTTCACGCCGCTCACTCTTACGCATCCATCGAACGAAACAAATGGCTCTGTTGTCGTGGCGTTGCCGAAGGTGGCGGATGCGGGCGCGCTTGCGCTTGAGGTTTCGTTCTTTTCGATCCATCCAATGCTCCCGGTTATAATTGCGTCAAGTCCTGTGGTCAGGCTGAGCGTGTTGATGCTTGATCCTGGATAAAGCTGATACCGCCCGGCTGTCAAATCTGCGAAATCTCTGATGAGCGAAAATGACGTGCGAGTAACGCCGATCTTAAGAGTCTCCATCGGTGAGATTGTCACCGTAGCTGCCGCTGCCTCTGAAGTGAGGTCAATTCCGTCAACCGTGATAGATCCCGCCGCCGCTGCCGTAATCATGCCAACGCCGTTGTTATCTGCGGTATCAAAGCCCTCTACCTTCACAAGCTCACCAGCAACGAAGGAGCCGAATCCGCTTCCGCTGTCGTCAATTGTGTTTCCGGTGGAATCGGCTGAAATCGTGGTTGCTGTTACGGGAGAAGCAGGAGTTGAGAAGGTGCTTCCAAATGCTGCCTCCAAAAGATCCTCATACGTATTGTAAGAGA